AAGCTAAGCACACACCTATAAACTCTATTTGCTTTAACTCTATCGCTCGACAGTGCATCAGCATGCTATATAACGTCATAGCTACGAGATTTTACCACCTCACTTTTCAGTTAATGATAATTCTATTTAATTATATTAGCACTTACTTGGGTGTGTCACCATCTTTAATAAATACACCATGCTCATTCATAAAGCCTTTACGGTCTTTTATGTCATCCCAAGCTTTAGAGCAGCACTCATCAATAGTTACACCGGTCATTAAAGCTAAGTTATTCAATACAACCATGCAATCCCCTATATCGTCTTTAATGCAGCGACCCTTTGCAAGATTATCAGCAAGCTCACCAAGCTCTGAAACAAGCTTTAAGCCCTGCGCTAACGAATTACCATTCTGAATAATACCTCTATCAGTTGACCACTGTGTAAAGTTGCTAAAGTGCTTATCTAAATTACTCATTGCTATTCTCCGAATTTTAAGTTTTGTAAATATGGGTTTTCTATTCTTGGCTTATCGAACATTTCAAGCTCAATGCACCAAATTAAATGATCGACAATTTTAATCGCCTTTGAAAAGCTCCCGCTTGTTGCTAATGTTCCACTCCTAAAGTAAACATCTAGCGCGTATCGGTCATTTGTTCTAACGCTTAAAAATGGTATTTTATTTCCCTTGTGATACCACTTCGATTTAATTTTATTTCTAAATCTAAATGAAGTAACCGTTTGGCTTTTTGCTCCGATAAACTTAGCTAGCACACAAGCGTTTAAGTTTGGGTTGTCGATAATCAATTGCTTTTGCTGCTTACTTAGCATTACCACGCACCCCTCAATCGCAATATTCTATCTATCTGCGTGTCAGTAATATCTAAACGCTGCGGCGATGCTATCCAAGCTGTGTTAGTTAGCGTTTGAATATCATCATGATTTTGCTTTTTGAATTGCTCCATTTTATCGCTAATAAACTGGGTCATTTCGCTTTGCTTGTAATACTCGCTAGTTTCAAGCTCAATTGTTGAATAAGCCTGCTTAGCCTTGCCGTTCAATCCAACAGCAATCAAAATAATATTCCATCGGTATTTATAGCTAGTGGCCAAGTTGAATAGATTCATATTAACCGGCGCAAATACGCCAAGCTTAACGTTTATTAAATCTGCGCTTGCTTGTGTTTTATAGTCATAAGCGACAACAAGGTTTTTTAAATAAGCCCTAGCGCGTCTTTGTAGGGCTGGTAATCTGTTATTCATTTTACCTCAACCGCCTCTATGCTTGAAAAGCGCAAGCATGGAACAAGCATTGTCCTCTTTGAAAACCAATAGAGCTCTATTTCTATTGATTTAATATCATCTCCTGAATACGTAAATGAATAATTTTTTACTCCGCTCTGGGTTATAGTCTTGCCACTCTTCATGTGTATTAATATTTTCACTTTTAACTCTCCAATTATTTAAGTGTGATAACTATATATCAAAAACTCGTTTTTACTGCTCCGACCAGCTAGCTATTCTGCAAATTATTTAATTGCTCGCATTCGCTACCAGGTGGAATGGGCAAATTTATCATGTGACTTTGCGCCCATTGCTCAATCTTGCTCAGGTAATAACTAAACTCGCCAACATCTAAAAGCGCCGTACTTTTCATTTGCAAGTCGTCACCCGCTGGCATGGCCATAACTTTAACCGGGCAAAAGTAGTTTTTAAAATACTCATGCCACACATCAGCACTGTGCTTTTTATCGCTAACCGGTACGTTTTCAGCTATATAGTTAAGCCATAGCCAAAGCAGTGAGTTTTGACTTAATCCTCGCCTCTCTTGCCACTTAACAGCATTAACACGCATGGCACCATTAGTTAAACCCATCTTAAATAGCTCGTTCAAGCTATCTAAATTGCCAAGCTCAAGCTTAAAGTCTTTAATCACTCATCAGCTCCTTTTTCTTTTTGGCGTACAAAGCCTTTATTTCGTGCAATTCCTCAACCGTGTATTTTTTAGCTGGGTGATGAGCTTCAACCGCTTCAAGTCGCTTTTTACCAATGCGAATTAAAAGCCCTCGCCTATACTCAACAACGTTACCTGATAAGTTTCGGTTACACTTGACGCACTGAGCGTGGCAGTTATCCTCGTTAAATCTAAGCTCAGGCGCACTACCTACTGAGCGATAATGGCCTGCATCATAAAGATGCCCCCTGACACCCTTAAATTCAGCCAGTCTATTACCACATGAAATACAATTTAACCTTTTATCCCTTTCCCGTATAAACGCATTAAAAGCAGCCTGAGCAGCTCTCAGTGCTTTCTGGCGGTCATTCATACTTAACTGCTTTAACTTCTGCTTAACTCGCTTTATTTCGCCTCTACGGGCTTTTTTAGCTTTAGCTTGCTTATCTATATCAACAAGCTTGATTGCGCATGATGGGCTGCAAACTTTTTGAGTTGAATTGTAAGTTGGTGAAAACTCCTTTTCGCACACTTTGCATTTTTTAGGTTTGGGCATTGCCTAGCCTCATATTCATATCAACAATGTTTTTATTAATGCCTGAGTTAATGCAAATCTCATAAAGTTTATTGTAATCCGCTTTTGATTTTGCAAGCTCTTTGTGTAACTCTGCGTTTTGCTCAATAAGTGATATATAGGAATCAAGCAAACTGCAAACAAACTCGGTTTCAACTTCCAATTCACTATCAAGCTTTGATTTAATTAAATCTATTAGATTTTGATTAATCATCTTTACCAGCCTTGTTAATTGCTTCGCCTATTTCGCGCCAGGTTAATTTATTCTCGCGCTCAAGCTTTATTTTTAACATCAACTGCTTTTCATTAAGAATACGATTTACACATGATGCGTGGCTGTTTCGTGTTTTAGGGTCTTTCATTTTGGTAAAAATCCGTTTTTCTCGTAAAACTTTGCTGACTCAATATTGTCAAACCACTTTCTTGACGCGCAACCCCAACCGCCATCAGTACGAATCATGCAGCAAGAGTCGCAAGTAACATGGGTATAGCTTGCAGTGGTTGAAGGGTGGGCGCACTCTTCTTTTACTGACTCTATTTTATTTAACTGCTCCATCAATTCAATGATTAGGCCTATGTCGGATAGTGAACGTACTTCACAACTTGGATCTAAATCAATATTCCAGCCCTGAATATCGAAAACCATAGACCATCGATGATACTCATCATTTTCAAATTTAAAATATTCACCATCATATAAAGTCGCACCCTCCGGCGCACCCGCAATAATCGATTTTAACTCCTCTAAAGTTTCCATGCTAACCCACCACCTCTATTTTATTTGAATCCTGACGAATACCCACCCTTCTACCGCTCTTGTATGGCTGATTCTTTCTTGTATGCTCAACACCATAATAAACACAGCAAGGCGGGCTGTTAAAGCTCCAGCCTGAAAACTCAACGCTATCGATTAGTATGCGGCTAATTCCGTTATCAATAGCTTGGCCCGCAAAATACAACTGGTTTGATTTTGCGTACTCGATGTGAAGCTTGTTTAGTGATTTTTTATGGTCACTCTCCAAGCTTTTTTCTTTAGATTTAAGCTCGGCCAATTCCATCACAAAACCTCCACTAAAAAACACGCAGCAGCAGTAATAACCGTAATGGCGCCAAATAAAACCGATACACCTTTGATTCTTGCGTTTCTGTATTGTTGATAAGTCATTTTAAATCTCCTTGTAGCTTTTATTGTATGATTCAACAAAGCTTTCAGCCTCTGAACTATACTCAAACTCAGCTATTAACCTGTCAGTATCCAAACCAAAAATAAACCCCGCGCCGCCGTGATAAATTAACTCTCCAAAATTCATTTTTTACTCTCCATTAATTAAGCGTGTTTAATATAACCTATAAATCGTAATTCACTGCTCCGACCAGTTAAGGTTTTATTTTCAACCTCAATTGATACCGCTTTTGGCTTATCTGCTTTGGTGTTTTATTCAGCTCAATTGATAAAGCTTTATTTCTAACACTCATAAATATTCGGCCAAGCTGCATAGGTGTTAAATTAAACTCGTCGCGATACCATCCCCTGGTGCTAATCATCATGCACACTGAATGGTAAGGCTTATTAACTTCCTCAGCGATAACTGAGCGCTTGACACCATCCTTTGCCATTCGCTCAATTGTTTTTAGTTCCGCTGTTGTGTAATAGCTGTAACGCCTAGTCATTTTGCATCATTAAAAATACAATCATTGCGGCGCGCAGTGGGTTTTTATTTTTAACATAATCGCCACCTTTATCGGCAATCCAAAGCGGCTCGCATTTTAGTTTGTTTATGCTAATTTCATTTTCGATAATTATATCCCAAGCGTCTGAAACTTTGTCACAGTAATTAACCCACCTATTAGGGAAGCTTCCTTGTGAAATAGGCACGCTAGGTTTGTTTATATCTTGATAATCCATGCAAGAGCCGCTATTCACGCCAACACCAAGCTTTACCGATACAGCTTTATTGATTTCAAAGTCACTCATTGATTCGTAATTCATTATTTAACCCCTTTATTTTGATTGTCATAACCACGCCTAAACTTCTCACTTGCCTTGCTTGTTTGATTGCGTCTTAATCCTAAGCTTCTGGCAAAATAACCAGTTACACTTTCGCTTCTGTTTATTTCCTTGCCTATTTCTTTGTATGTGTAACCTTGATCAAACATGCGTTTAACTATTTTAGCTTCTGTTGTTGTATGCTCTCTTATTTTACCCATTACGCTGCCTTACTATAATTTGCGCTTGTAGGCGCTTTGTATCTCTTATAACCCATACGCTTAAATAAATCCTTTATTGCTGCCTCAGTCCTTCCTAGGCTCTCTGCTATGTGCTTATAGGTCTTATTTGCAAAGAATAATTCTTTAGCTTGTTCAATTTCACTTTTTACGTAACCTTTGTAATGATTTTTCATTTTTACCAGTCCAATTTAATTCCAGTCATACCATTTGGTAGTGGGTTTTGATTTACAACGCCGCTGCTAGTTGGTTTTTTAACTTTGGGTTGTTCTTGCTTAATCATGCCTTTCATTTTTTTAAGGTGTCGATTGTAAGCGTCTGGTGTTCTTTCTGCTTGATACTTGCGAGCCTCATTATGCAAGTACGTGTTAGCCTCTTTACGCCCCTTTGCCACATTGACACCACCGTTTTGCATGTAAAGCCTGTCGTAATGGTCACTTACTTCCTGCTGCTTGCTAGGTGGTATATGAGCCATTCGAGTGAGGATAAAGTTTTTGTCACTCACTCCGCCTCGATAGTAATAGCGTATTGGGTAAATCATTTGCTTACCTTTTTAAATTTACTTCTCATTTCGTCAATGCGCTGTTTAACAACTTCTGGCGATGGTCTTTTTAATTCTCCTTTTTGGTTTTCAGTAGTTAATCGCGGTGCTTCTTGCATGGTTTGTACTGAGTTTGGGTTGTAACCATTCTTTAAAAGATTAATCGCCACTTGCTCGACTTTCTTTTCGGCCTTTTCTTCGCTCATACTTCTGAATGAAAACCAGTCCAATGATTTATGAATTGCCACGATAAACGGATCGTAACCCTCGGTCTTTCTTGGCTCATCACCAAAGCCCTTGCTGCTATGATGGTAATGGATAACCTTTTTAGCCAGTACGCTAGCATCATCAAGATTAAAGTCCTCAAGTGATGGTTTGCACCATGTAACGAACTTGCCAACGCTAGGAAGGAATGCGCTATCAGATGCGCGGGCCTTTTTAAATCCACATCGAAGTTGCTCAACGGTGTTAACGTCATTTTCAATAAACGCCTTCACCCATTCTTTTTTGGCCGTGTCGATTGCTTGCTGGCTTTTCCATGCGTGTTGCCATGCAGGGAATACGCTCGCTAGTTGTTTGAATACTTGGTCAACAAGATGTTTAACCTCTGCATTGATATTGTTTTGCAGTTCGTGATTGCTAAAGTTTTGTTGCTCAAGCTGTTGATTGCCTTTTTTGATGATGCTTTGCATTTGGTTTTTAAAGTCGCTCATAATCCTAAGTCCTCTTCGTGCCAGTTTGAATTAGATGATTGCTGAATAATGTCTTGCTTGCCATTACTTGAATTGCCATTCATCTTTGCTGACAGTTGAGCGTACTGCTTGCGGAACTTATCAGCGCTTAAAATATTTGTTTGCCAAAATGAATCTGCATTAGCCCATACGAAAACATGCCAAGCATCATTAAGATTAACACCATCAATTTCCTCTATCAGCCTTGCAGTGTTAGCCCACGACTCTAAATTTGGTTTCTTGATAGCTGGAGCTACCCTTAAAATAAAATCATACATCGAACTAGCAAATCTCATCTGATCATCATTGAACTTAAACTTACTAGGTTTAGCCTCTGGCTGAACTGAAAGATCTGTGCAAGAAGGTTTCAGGGAAGAGGAATCAGGAATCAGGTTAAAGGAATCAGCAGGATTAGTTCCGTTATTATCTGGATTAATCGCGATTTTTTCCGATTTAATACAACCTTCTTTTAAATCATATAGTTGCGAGTCACTATCTGAAATATCAGGCGTATCACTACCTTTTAACCTCTCATTTTTATGAGGGTTCTGATGCTTGCTAAAATTAACTATATTTATGTAAGTTACACCATCGTTCGAGTAACTCTGGATAAATCCAGATTTTTCCAGATTAATCGCGATATCAATTACACTACAGTTATCGTATGGTAATAGGCTTGCCTTTATCTTTTTTTCTCTAAACTCAAGATTGCCTTTGTAGTCGCATATCGTCCATAGACCAATAAACAGCAATCTACCTAATGGCTCTATATCAGCCAGTACATCATTGTTGAAAAATGACGGTTTAATGTTCCTTGCCCTTGCCATTACAAATTAACCTCGCAAGCATTGTAAAATTCAAAAACGCTTATGCAGCACTTAGATTCCTCTATTACCATTTCAACTTGATCTTTACTTAAACTAAAACCACTAAAGAAAGAGTAAAACTTCTTTTCATTAAAGTTGTTAAATCTATTCCTTAATATTCCCTTTGCGTAATTTATGCTTATACCGCCATTATCTTTTACAGATAAACCTTTACTCCAATTATCAGAAAAGTCTTTTACGCTTGAGCATCTGTTGTAAAACAACTTAACCGAATCATAAACCGCCTGATAACCTCTTTTTGATATGGCTTTTCTAACCTTCATAATGCCATCTTCGTTTAAATGGTATTCAGCCATAAGCTTATTTATTAGATTAACAACGCTATCAACAAGAAGCTCGTCAGCCGACTCTAGTGAATCTCGCCATTTTATCATTAGCTCGATCTGAGCTTTTTTTTCTGCCATTAAATTTAACTGGCTTTGCTGTTTTTTAATCGCTGAGTCGTCAGAAAGCTCAATATCTGATTTACCCAAGTTACAATCAACACATGAAGTAACCAAGTTTAAAATAGTGTTTTTACCACCTTTGGAAACTGGCTTGATGTGATCAAGGTGAAGCACAGTGTCTGGTGGCTGCTTACCGCAATATTGACAAGTAAATGAATCGCGCTTTAAAACCTCAAATCTCATTCTTTTGCTAATAGCTTTACGTTCTGCCATAATTACCTCGTTTCTTCCTATTTAATTAACCCGTTGACGCGGGTTTTTTATTTTGCTTGTTGCGAATCAAGCCAAAGAATAAAATCATCTTGGCTCATGCTATCTCTAGCTAATTCTATCTGCTGAATACCCAAGGCAATGGCAGCTCTTGCGATTAATGATTTTGCAATACTGTAATCACCTGAATTAGATATAAATTCAATTTCATCATTAACGCTTTCTGGAAATCTTACGTTTAGTGGTTTCAATTTCTTAACTCCTTATTTAATTTGTACATACATTCTATATTTATATTGTACGTACGTCAACTTTATTTCACGCACAAAAAAGCCCTAATTAAAGGGCTTAGCTATTCGGTAATTCATAATAGTTGGAACTAGCTTAAATATTTATCTACACCAGCAGGTGCTTTACCTATTGCTCGTTGATAGTTTCTATTATCAGCCTCAAGCTTTTTGACTTCTTCTTCATTGCCTAAGTTAGCATGAGCTTTTATTTTAGCTTCGTTAGTTTCTATTTGCTTTTTGTACCAGTTAATCATTTTAGCTCCTTATTTAATTCTTCCGCCCATAGCGAGGCATAACTTACTAAGTCCAACAAACTATCTTCATGTACTCGCGTAGGGTCGCTGTATTGGCGTACAGCCTTGACGCAGGCTAGCAGCAAGCAAACATCAGAACCTTTTAGGTTTTGCCCTGTCATTGCGTTAAAGGCTTTGGCTGCTGCATCAAATGAGCGTTCACCGGTGCCTTTTGAATCGTATTGCTCGCCGCGTTGTTTTTGAACTTCCATACATTCGTTAAGGTAGTCGATTGATTTTTTCATTCTTTACTCTCCCATGATGCGTGCATAACATTGCACGCTGTAAATCTAATTGTGATTAATAAACCCGTTTCACCTTCTATAGTTTGAACGGGTATTTTGTTTTTAACTCTAACCGCTTTAGCCTCCTTGATGGCGTGGTATATGTCACGCCACCCAAAGCAGTCAATGGTGTTTATGTCGCTATCAATTACCATTTAAAAAGTCGCTCCAATCTTCTTTAATTTGCTGCAATGCGTAAGCTATACGGCGCTCGATTTCAGCGTTAAGCATTTCACGCACGCTTTCAATGCTTGCGTTATCTTCTAGCGTTTCGCGTATTAATATAAGCGTAAACTCGTTGTCTTGGGCTATTTCGCTGCTTAAGTTTTCAATTTCAATGCAGCGATGGCCGCAGCCTTCATTTAAGCGTAAGAACTTTTTACCGGTTGATAAAAGCTTTATTAGCTCGGCCTCTGAATAATGATTAAAGTGACCCGCTAAGTTTTGCTCATTAATTAAAATGGCTTCTGTTATGGCTTCTTGAGCTGCTTCGTATTCTGCGTCAAAGTGATTCATTTATTTACTCTCCATTGTTAATGTTCGTTAAATGTATATCAACAAACTCAATAAAGCAAGCTTTTAAGAGTAGGCTTAAAAATATATATAAATAGGTTGACATATTAAATGCAAGTCCCATAATGGACGCATCAAAACAAACAAGGATAAGCAAATGATCGAATCGAAAACAAAGCGAATTAATTTAGATTTACCGCCACATGTGCATGAATACTTATCATCACTGCACGGCACCAAAAAGCATAACGCTGAGGCATTGTTGTTTGCAGCGGCACGTAAAAACGGCTTTAAGCCAGATAATAAATAAGGTGATCAGCAATGAGTAACGACATAGTAGAATTTGTGCAGCAGCAAGAAAGCATGTTCCTTGAACGAGTTTGCGATGATAAGGTTAAGTTTTCAACTGAATCACAATTTGCAATACAGGCTTTTCAAGGTAATAAATTCTTAGCTGATACAGCACGTAAAAACATGGCTAGCTTACAAAATGCAATTATCAATGTTGCATCAATTGGTATTAGCTTAAATCCAGCGAACAAACACGCATACCTAGTGCCGCGTGATGGCAAAATATGTTTAGACATTAGTTACATGGGTTTACTTCACCTAGCAATGACAACAGGGTCAATTAAGTGGGGACAGTGTAAGCTTGTCCATGCCAATGATGCATACGCTTCAAATGGTTTAGATAAAGCGCCTACGCATACCTATAACCCATTCCTAAACGCTAATGATAGAGGTGTTGTAATTGGTGGGTACTGTACGGTTAAAACCGCCGATGGTGATTACCTTACCGAAGAAATGAGCCTAGATGATATCAAGAAAATCGAAAATTCATCTAAAGCTAAAAACGGGCCATGGAAAACCCACTGGAATGAAATGGCACGTAAAACAGTGGTTAAACGCGCCTCTAAATACTGGCCTAAAGTTGAGCGCCTTGATGAAGCGATTCATAACTTAAATACAGATGGTAATGAGGGGCTGCAAGACAATAAAGAGCCGGTTGATATTACCCCCTGCTTTGTATCTCAACTTGATGAAATAACATCGCAGTTAAAGCGCATAGGTCGCACTGAGAGTCAATTAATTAATCAGCTAATACCAAAGCTTTTAGGTAAGCAAATAAACGAGCTACCAGAGCTTACAAGCGATGAGGCTATTAAAGTAATCTCAAGCTTACAGGGGTTTGCTAATGCTTAGTACAGTTGAGTTATTTAAAAACCTTTCTGA